ATAGCGAAATGTTCCATCCAATCCTTTAACATCTGGGGTAAGGAGAAAAACTCTCCCATCCAGTAGTTTTACAAGGATGTGAACATCATCAGCATACACGAACGGACACGCCCGACCCGGTTCTAACAGTCTCGCCACCCGCCAGACGTATTCGGCTCCACCATCAGCCCAAGCGAAACCAGGCATGTAGGAACTGTTCATATCGTCTTGGAAAGTCACGATGTTTTTAAGCAACACGTCGAAAAACATAGAATATAAAAGTTGAAAAGCTGCGGGGTACACAAAGTAAGGGCGGACTTTCTCAAAGTATTTTATTGTCTCCAATAACTCCATCTTATTCTTATTAGAACAGTGTAGTTAGAAGGATTTGCTTTGATATACGCCTTAATTACAGTCATACCACCTTGAAACATCTTAAACAACTCATTTACTCTTAGCAACAACGGGCTAATAACATCGATCTTATCCGTTTCTGGGGGATATGGCATCCCTGCAGACGATCGCCAGTTCGGTACATACGCAGTCTCACTCAGCTTATTGGGGAATTGCTCTTCTTTCGGTCTCGTTATAGTATACCAAACGAGAAGATCAACGTGCCATCCGACTTCAGGTTTTGCGGGGTTTGAGGTTGCATTTTTGATTAGGCGCTTTAACAAGGCCCGCTGGTTCCCAGACGTCATTATAGAATTTCGTGCGAGTTCCAGTTTATCATTTGCTTCCGTATCCCCGAGAATATTCCGTACTATTGCCAGGGCGATTTTATCTAACTGCATATTTACGTACTTTAAAACGTTAGTAGCAGCTCTTGGCTCGCCCATGACCGTATACGGTTTCTTCCATTCCCTTGGCCTGATAACACCATCAATTCGCTTTGTATCATACAACTTTAAAACGGTAGAAAGGTAGTCAGGGGTTGGTAGTTTCTTTGGCTGAGTGGGCGGTAAAGGGAAAGATATGAAGTTTCCTTCTTGCTTATGGTCTACCGCAGGAGATGGATTAAAATTATCCCTTGCGATTTGCAATAATCTGTCCGTATTCGGCCCACCTGCTTGCACCAACGCCAACGCCTCACCAAACTTTAAACCGAAATTTCGCGAAATAACATTAGCATTCGAACCGTCACTCATGGCGGGTAATTGGGGGGATTTTATATACCGATCCCTCGGTGTCGTGATAGTGAGACCACGAACTCTTTCGGCCATCTTACTAAGTCAAGAATAGGCCAGACACACTTCACATAAGGCAACACCACAACCAGTCCAAATCAATACAAATTTTTATTTTTCTTTTTGATTTTTATAAAACTATAAACATACTCAAAGCAAACTAAGGCAGCTTCTGCCCCGGTTTCTTTGCAACCTGCGGACGCGTAGGAATTGTTATCATTTCATACGCAGGGGATGGAGGCTCCTCGACAGTAGTTAACGGATGTGGAATCACATCAACATGATAAGAAGCAGTCGGACTGCCATTCTTTCGATGCTTTGCCTTAACTCTTTGAAGAGACTTTGCTCCCATTAATCCACGGATCACCGAACCGGCAACACTAACAAGACCGCCGCCCATAGGGCCAACCGCTGCGGTGGCAGCTTTCTCTGCGAGGGGCTGCAAGATATTAAGCATCTTACTGAACATTGCGTCTATATCACAGACGGTCATAGCTTTGCCATATATGACAGGGGTAGTACTCACATTTGCCAAATCCGGCACAGATTCGATGTGCTGTATATACTCCACTTCAATGGACATGCCCGCTAACAGACCAGTACACACCAGCATCGGATAACTTTCACCGTGATTGTCATCGATGTAGCCTACGGCGGCTGAATTGAGAAAGTCATCGGATAGAAACGTAGCTTGACTGTCATCAGGGTACCAGACAGCTTCTCCGACACAGTTCCCCGATACGGTTTGCGGGCACAATTTTAGGTTCGGATTGTTGGCGAAATAAGCATAGGACAAGGCATTTAAGTAAGTTTGAACATTTCCGGGTGTACCGCTCGCCGGCACAGTGCCTGAAAAGACACGCGGCGGGTTTGTTGTCTCCGGATAGTTTATGCTTACTCTTATACCACGTCCTATAGTCCTCATCGAACCAATATTCGATCCTGCAAGTGCACCAACATTCGCGTACGGGAGATAACCGTTTGTCACAGAAACGCCGGCTAGAAACGTATGCAAATTGACAACTAATGAAGTAGCCGCGACCACATCGTAGGCGAAGGGCGTATGGACGAAGACTTGGGAGTCTGATGTAGCGGCTGTAGTGCTGATGTTTCTGCCATAGAGAGTGAATACATTGGTGGGATATGGTATATCTCCCAACGGCAATGGTGCTCTCTGAAACGGATTCATCATACACTGTGCCCATCTACTTGCACACTTTAATTCCAAGGCTTCATCGGCAAGCACCACTTTTAGGATGTTTGCCTTACGCTCCTCATCCTTTCGAGGTCGCTCTTCAACTTTTTCGTTGAGAATATGCGATTCGTGACGAATTTTGTCACCCTGGACATCTCGTCGTTCTTTCTCCGTTGTGGCCTTCATGACCTCTGCCTTCTTATGATGAGTCGATTCAGACATAAAAAGGACTGACTGGGGATTATTTTGCAAGCAGGGTAATCATCCCGTCGTAGGTGTAAGATCCCACGAAATCCTCATGTTTAACTGGAAAAATAAAACCCTCGCCCCCGACCTAAATGCGCGTGTGGGTCCGCTGCCAGTCCTTTTCTCAAAGGCTGGCTTTAGGCACTACGGGTAGTATCGGGGGCCGTCCTACATACCTACTGAAGAATTTCCTCACCTTGGGTGGAGCATAAAACTAGACACTATTATACTAATGTATCAACACTGAGACTGGTCAACTCTGTCATGACGGTGATACTCAGATCAACACGTACTGCCTCCGTACTAGGATTCGGGTAGACCTCGTGTTGAGAGAGAACCCCGCCATAGACATACTTGCCAGCGTCAGCGAGGGAACAGATGGGTTATTCAGCCACAAATTAAAAATACTCCTATTTAACCAAAGACTCATTGGATCAGCTCAGCTCCGGCGGCACTA